GAGAAAGCACGAGCGGGAACACCCGTGGCCAGTTTAATGACTTAGTCGGTCAATGGCCACTCCTCACTACCACATATGCTCATAGCCGTACTGTTTTGCAACAAGTTGATCTCGGCTTTTAAGCATAGCAATAGGGAAGTGACCTGGATGAGTCAGTCTCAGCCTATGATAGATATTCTCAAACAGTGCAAATTTTTCACTGTCATGCCTATAATTTTCCATATGGCTGCAGAGAGCGTTGGCTAAGTCTTCAAGTTTTACTGTTTTCATGTGTTCTATGTGTTTAGTAAATCTTTTAGGAAAATAGACTAGCCTGCCTATATTATCTCTGCGAATATCATTACTGAAATATTCAGAGTGTTCCAAACTCTCGCGTTCATGGATCTCCATTTCGATTCCAAGTTCTTTAGAAATAGACAGATATTTCTTCATATCTACACCAGTGAGATCTTGGTTGACATCGTCGCCGCCAGCCACGATAGCGAGACTAAGAATAGAGTCATCATCCATTCCTAATCTCACCTTGACGGCCACATCGACCACAACTTGTGCGATCGAATTGAAAGCGATGGTTCCGAACCAACCGCTTTTCATAGCGCCTCCGACTTTCAACTTAAATGTGGTTCCGTCACTAGTACGGTACTCACTATCTAAGAATACTTGATCGAAAGCTTTCTTTATGTCATCTCGATACTTCGCTAGTTTCGCTTCATCCCAACTGGGGTGGCGTACTGCGAGGTTTTGTGTCACCTTACACGTTAAATCAGCAACCCAGAGGTGGTAGTTGAAATCCCATTTAGATTTGTCGCTTTCCCAGACTTTCCCAGGCAAAACCTCTTTGAGGTGTTCTAAATGCCCTGTACTAGCCGGGTTAAACGCGTACTTAACAGGAATCTCCTTCCACTTGTATATCAAATTGCTAAAGAAATTCTTAAAGATGCAAGCATGGTTGACAAGAGCATGCAATGGCAATCCTGTAATACAACGTGCCATACCTTCGTCTAACTTACTATTTTTAGTGGGTTCTCCTTTACCGAATAACTTTACTACGATTGGGGTAAGCCACTCATTCACACAGTGTTGAGCGAAGCCTTTAACCCCAAACTTTTCAAGAACTTGTCCATTCGTAGGCATACCTTGAGTTACGTAAGGATAACCGCTGGATTTCTTACATCCAACGATGGTTGAATTGATTACATTCAAAGCACCACTAACCTGATCGTAGTCCTCATCCGGCATAAAAGTTGCTGGCTCCATCATCTGAGTGACGATGGCAACAATCCTTTTACTCTCTTTTGCCGTTGGGGCTCTCTTGACCGACTTAACTCGGTCACCGAAAAGTTGCAGATGTTTCCGCAGTGAAATAACCTCTTCGGCAGGTGTCATGGTAGGGTACCTCATGGAACCCTCATTGTAGCCGAGTCGTACAATTTTATCTTTGTACTCCTCGAAAACCTGAGTAAACTCAGGCTGCACTTTGGGCGGTGACGGGCCGTGAATTGGTTTCCCTCCCGAAAATTCGGTGTACAGCCAATCGTATCCGTCATTAGGGCCTGGGGGAGTACTAGGTGGCGCAGCGCGTCCCTTTCCTACTTTAACTTTACGTTTTCCCTTTCCCTTCGGCTCGATGGGTGCGTTCTCCCATGCAGTGTTATCTTGGAAATCATTGTAAGTTTTTGAACCTCCAATGAAATTTCTGTCGTGATAGCGATCGTCCTGGAATTGTACATCTTGTAGATGCTGGTCACCTGCCGCTCGGTCGGAGCGCAAAGCTCGACGCCCTATAGCGGCCAGACCTCCCTGGTCAATCAACAAATCTTCAAACATATCAGCATCTTTACGAGCGTTGCCCGTTCGGCCGAAACATTCCACTAGATCATTCATATTCCACCCATAAGTGGATTCACCGTTTTGAAGGATGATTGAATAATGGCCGTCACGCATTTGCATGATGTCTGCGACACCACCACGGTACTTATGTTCCCTGTAATGGTTTTTGTAAGCCGCATCGGCGTAAGTGTACTTCTTTCGATTCTTACTAGCGCTTTCCTCTTTCGAGGCTGCTGCGATTAGATACTCCAAGTACTCTACTCTAAGAGCTACGTTATGCCCATCGGCCGCACAAATGTGCATGCCAACTACACTATTACCACAAATGAGAATTGATCCTGAGAAACCTTGCTGCGTGCTAGCTGTGTGGTGTAAGTGCTCAAATCCAGAATTTGGGAGTGTTCGCCCTGAGGCGGAAACAAGCAACCCATCGGGCGTAAACCCTACTGAATGCACACTCAAACCATAAGCTGAACGTACTTTAGTGGAAACAGTGGCTATGCCAAGTTTTGACCACATATTCGGTTCAAGCTCTTTAGCGAACGCGTCAACATTGTGACTTAAGATTAAATTCTCTTCCGGAGCGAAAAATTCGTTCGGAATCGAAACAACTTTTGACCTATCAACTTCATAATTACCTTTCTTGGTCATGCGAATTTTAGCCAGATACACTTTTGCAGTGGACTGGTACAAAGTATTGCTACAGTGACGGGCTGTCATGAAAACATCTTCAAGACGCCAGTATGTGGCAAACAATCGCAAATCAGAACCTTCAGTCGCCACTAAAATGGCTCCAATGTTCTGTAACTTACAAGGGAAATATTCGGAATCTGGCATAGCCATTTCGTCTTTGTGGGTAACGTCTACTGGGTCAGTTTTAAGTTTATGTTCAACACCGTTTACGATACAAACGTATTCGATGCCTTGCTTGCCCATAATCTGGCCCAGGAAACGATCACCTTTCTTCTTCTCAATGAATGGAGCCAAGGTTCTCTCCCTGGTATTCCATTTGATAGCTGCGTAAGAAGCTACCATGAGTAGAAGAACATCCAGTAGTGCCTGGTGCTGCGGTGCCAATGCCTCGTACCAATCGAGGTTGAACATAGAACACACCGCTTTGCAGCATTCATAAATGAATACTAACAACACCATCACTACTCGCAGTATACTTTCAGCTAATAAAGCGTACTTGTTTCCTGCTTGAGTCCCATCGTCGGCAACACAAAATGCCAACTTACCTAAAACGATAAGTTTGAATAGATGAGCTTTGACATTAAGCACATGAATGCGTCTCTGTCTCATCAACCTATTCACACGGGGATCTCACAAATACTTGTCATCACATACCCATAAACCAACAGGACGGTGGAAGTATCGAGTTCTATGGTTATACAAGTTAGTAAGATCCTGGATGTCTCGTACTCCGTCTATAGGAGGCGCCAACATCTCAGCAATTACTTGGACTGGATCCCAATCATCTCTCATATGTTCAGGTAGACTCACCCACATTGTATAAAACGAAACTAATCGCTCATGTAGGCTGGCTTTAGTAGCCACTGGTATACTCACGCTGGCGTACCGCATGTACTCACCCCATCTCAAAGCTTGTCCTCCTATCATTGGGAGAACTGCTGCACACGGGGTTTTCGTGCTATTTATAATACGCCGCAATACGATATCATGATCGGTCCGAGCTTTTAAAACTCTTGCCAACTCCTTGCATCCACAAATGTTGTTACTCAACGTGTAAGCAGGAGCACCTAAGTACTCTGAAATCCGATCAATGATTTCACACGGCAAAATACTGCCGTGCACTCTCTTACCGTTGCAGGAACAATCCTCAACGTTCCAACCGACTCTTTT